CCCTTGCTGATCTTCGCCCGCAGGTCGCGCCAAGACTTGGCGATGCCTTCCAGGTCGGGCTCGTTGGCGTCCTTCTTCCAGAAGTTCTCTGGCCAGTATTCAGGACGCTCAAGCGGATCGTCTGGCTCGCTGCCAGGCTCAACCGCTTTGTGGGGGATAGCCGCCGTTGTCGGGTCGGCTGGTTTGCTGCTGTCTTCTACGGTGACGCTATCGAGTAAGCCGGAAGATCCGGGCTCGTTGGTCGCTTCTGTCACAGGTTCCTCGCTCGTCTGAGCCGCGCCATGATGTCCCGCACGACAGCCCGCTGACCGTCAGCGTAGTAAGCGTGCGAGGGGTCGGTGCCGGGCACGGCGATCGGCACGTCCACATACATGGCCCGCATCCAGGCGAGCAGCTTCATTCCGTCTTCGGATCCAAGCACCCGCAGCATCAGCCGGTCGGTGTCGTCGCGCTGCTGGTTGGCGTCGCGGATGTCTGGGAGCTCGATGGCCTCGAGATCGTCCCAGCCGCTCATGCGGGCATCCCGGCTGGCGCTGCGGCCTGCATCGCAGCTTGCTGCATGGCCATTGCCTCCAGTTGCCGGTTCTGGGCCTCTTCCATGAGCACGGCACGCTCTTCACGGGTGTTGCGCACGCTGGCAGGCACGCCGAGCTTGTCGCCAATGTAGTCGACCGCCGCGTCAGTCTTGAGCGCCAGCTGGCCGTCAGGGCCGAATCCTTGCATCAGCTGCGCGTACTGGAGGATCGCGTTGACCTCCTCCATGTTCTGGGCCATCGCAAGCGGCGCCACCGGCGTGACCTTGACCTCCAGGCCGTTGACCCGGAGCGGCAAGTCGATCATGCCGCGCTCATCCATGACCTCGAGGATCTTGGCCACCAGCGGGATCATGGTCTCGTTGATGAGGCGACCGAACGCGCTGCCCAGGTTCTGCGCGAGCTCCTTCATCCGCTCAACGATCTCGGTTGCAGACCTGGCGCTCATGTTGTCAGGCGGCAGCGACTCGTCCAACAGGATCCGCTTGATGCTGGCCGTCAGATCGTTGATCACCAGCTGGCTGATGTTGAAATCACCGGCACGGGTCAGCGGCTGCAGGCTGGCACCCTGCGGGCCACCGTTGCGGGCGACCGGAATGATGGCGCCAGGCACGATCTTTACCGTGTTGGGGTTCAGCACGCCATCGTCGGCAGCGGTATAGACACCGGCCACCGCAAGCGATGCGTTCTTTAGCAGGAGCTCTTTGGTCTTGTTGAGCGTCTTGATGTCGGGCAGCGCCGTGATCAGCGGGCCTCGACCGTAGATCTCGCCGGCCACCTTCATGTAGCGACTGATCACCCAGGGGCTGGTCTTCCGGCGACGGTAGACGATCTCGGTCTTGGTGATCTTGTCGATGACGTGATAGCAGTAGTCGCCACGCTTGTAGTCGTGGATCGTGGCCTCGATGAGCTCGATNTCNTCGGTAGGCTTCTGCTCAATCCGGCGGGCGAGCTCGTCTCCGATCTTGGCATCCGGCCACTGGCGCTGGATCGACTCACCCTTCATCCGCATCCGGCGATAGACATTGTCGACCTGGCCGTTCGCGCCTTCCTCGTAGCAGACCAGGAAGAGCGGCACCGGCACAAAGTTGATCGGCGTCACGTCGTCACCAGGCTGCACCATCATGCAGGCCGTGCCGACCGCAAGATCAAGCAGGAATTCGCCGATCGCGATGTCAAAGTTCGACTGCTTGAGCACGGCGAACATCTTCTCGCCGTAGGCATCCAGGATGGCCTGGGCCTGCTGCGTGCGCTCTGGCGGGATCGCGGTGCCAGGCTCAAGCCTCGACCACTTGCGCTGGGGCGGGAAGACTACCGACTGCAGCCTGTTCGCAAACCGTTGGGTGCTGTTGATTGCTGTACTGTCGAAGACGCGCTGCATCTTGTTTGCGCCTGTCGAGTTCCCTTCCCAAACCCCGTATAGCTGGCGTTGCGGCAAAGCGTATTCATACGCCTGCTGGTAGATCGACTGAAACTCGTCTTTTTTCTTTTGAGCAGCATCCTGGCGTTTCAGGATCTGCTCTGGGGTTAATCTCATAGCGTCGACCATGACCCCACCTTATTGCTTTTCTGTGAGTTGATGACAGCAGGGATGACCTGCAGATTGTCGGGAACGTGCAATCCACAGACATTCTTGCCCCGCAGCGGAATGACGTGATCAACGTGCCACTTCATACCCGTAGCGGCTTCGCGCAATTTGGCAAGTTCATAGGCCTGCTCAATCGCCCAGCGATCGCATAAAGACAGCCAGGGAGGAGTCGCCTGCTGCTTCCTTGCCTGACGAAGCCTGGTGAGCTCCATTGTCTTCGCTTTGTTCTTGTCAGCCCAGCGTTTGCGTGCGGCCTTTTGCAAAGCACTGACCGATCTTTTTTTCCTGTGCTCTGCAGCTTTGTCAGGATTGGCTTCGGCCCATTGCTTTGCACGCTCTCGCGCCTTCTCTGCGTACAAGCGGCCTCTTGTTTTGTCGCGCTCAATCAGGCGAGCCCACGCCTCCGGCGAGCACCAGCATTCAACAACCTTGCCGCTGCGATTCTTGGCATAGGTGCGAAACACCTTGCCATCCTCTCGCACGTCGCCCTTGTGGTATCGCAATTCCATCATGCCTCGGCCTTGTACTTCGCCAGCAGATTCCTGCCCTTCGCGGCCAGACGTTGCGCCGCAGCCTCTGTGCGCGGTGCAGGCTCACCCCAGGCCCGCGCTGCCAGCGCCAGCCTGGTTGGATCACCATCCTTGTCGACCAGCGGCCCGCTTGGGTTCGTATAGAACCGCGTGAGGAACGAACCCTTGCGCCTGGCGCGTTGCCCGGTAGGGCTCGAATCCTTCACGCCTGGCTGCAGGTTCTTCGACTCGCCCGTCGACTCGTAATGCCGTCTGCCGGCCTCTGTCAGCCCGCCTTCTGGATCTTTGTAGCGAGCCTTCATGGCGATGAACTTACTGCTGGCCGGGACGCGGTGCTGCCTGCTGGGCCTGGTAAGCCGCGATCACCTCAGGCGTCCATGCTGCCTGGCATTGCGCCACCACGTTGGTAGGCTGGCCGGTCAGGTCAGCGCCAGGCGTGAGCGTCCAGCGTTTGAACTGGCGAGCGAAGAACTCGCCGTTCTTGGTGATCGTTGTGGCCTCGCGCACCTGGACGATGCCGTTGCCGACAATCTCGATGCGATCGATTTCAGTGGTTTCTGCAAGCGACATGAGTTTCTCCTTTGTGTCCGACCACGCAATCCAGCGTGATTACAATCAAATTGTGTAACAACCAGAAATTTGTATTTGCCCGGCTGCGTCATAAGGAACAGCACTAGACGCTCCACCACCGACTACGTTTTGAGCAATTTCAATAACAGGAGATCCGCTCCCAAAATAACCACTTCCAACATTGCTTGCCGTTAACGAAANATTACTAAACCAACCAATTGCAGCCGATGCAAATGTGGCTGAAGCAGATGGTGTCGCAGGCAAATTGCCGATCTGCAAATTTCCTGTTCCAGTTCCAGAAGACCACGAAAGATATATCTCAACAAAAACCAACCGACCCACAATCGTATATCGGCCATTTTGAATGGAATAACTCGCAGTCCCATTAGACGATGATCCTATGATAGTCGGATTGAAAACGCCTTCCTCGTAGTCATCCAGCGTATTCGCATCACTCGATGCTGAGGCAGTCGCCGGGAACGTAATGCCAGCGCCCGATGCAGCGGGCGTTGCGCCACCGACGCCGATGGTGGCCGGGAAGGCTTTCACATAGTTCTGAAGCTCCTGCGCAGTGATCTTCTTCGAGCGATCAGCAGCAGCGGCTTCGCTGATGTCAACGATGTAGAGCAGGTCACCGGTGGCGGTGTTTGCGCCCGTCAGCGACGTGAGCGCGGAGACGGCTTTATCAGTCATTTCAACTCTCCAAAAGTAAGAATTCCAAGTCCTCAAGCAGGGCGTCGTATCCGCTCTCGAGCTCGAGATTGTCGAAGTAGATATCGTCGTTCTCGAACAGCAGATAAGACATGTCTTCCAGCAGCACGTTGCCACCACCCTCCAACTCGACGTTGTAGGAGAGGTAGTCCGTGGTCTCTAGCAGCAGGTATCCCAGATCCTCGAGCAGGATGCCGCCACCGTCTTCCAACCGCAGTACCGATGGAAACTCAATGCCGCCCCCAAACCCGCCAAAGTGCGAGAGCTTGAGGTTGATGCCGATGAGCATGTCAGATCAGCCCGACGATGCTCGTCGCGGATGTACCAGTTGACCAAACCCTCACGGCCATCACCGGCAGGATCGAGCCGGCCTGGACAGCATTAAAGGTCGTTGCGTTGCCAAGCGTGTCGGTGATCTTCACGTTGCCAGCACCGCCGATGTAGAGCGCCCGCACCGGCGCCGCCAGGTCAGCATCAGCCGGGGAGATTGAGATCGCACCGATCGCAACCGAATCCGGCGTGGTGGGGAAGGGTACTTGTGCCATGTCACTTTCCTTTTTGAGCGGCTCGCATGTTGTCGACCAGATTCGGGTAAGACCGGCCACCCTTGCGTGCCATCATCTGTGCGGCCTTCTTCTGCATCGGAGAAAGCTGCTTCGATTCGCCCAGGCCTTTCGGCCTCGGCTT